TCACGACGCTGTTAATATCGCTTTAAATGATGCCCCGCCATCCACCGTATTGATGTATTCCAGCCCCATCCCGGCAGCAAACGCCCCCATGCGTTGAGTCCTTACTGAAACTTTATAATTACCAAAATCAGGAACCCCCCAAGACATTATGCTGTTGAATTCACAACCAATTGTAATGTATGCTCTATCACCAACAGCACTAAAAGTACCTCCTCGTACATTACTGAGACGGACATAGGCCCTGCTCAGCAGATTGACTGAAGCGCAGTATCCACCTTCAACAAGAAGTCTGTGCTGGAATGCACCTGTCAGTTGCCCCATAATTTCACAGTCCCTCAATTTTGTCGGACGACTCGTTTCTGTAGGACCAGTACTTCCTACATTTTTTTTAAACGTAGTGTGGTCGAACAAGACACCGGATATATCAGTTCTTGTACAGCTATAGTCATTCATGATAATGCAATCCGTAACATGAAGGTAATCACAGCCATAATATGGAAGTAGAGTATCTATCTCGCAATTGACGAGATGGCAGTTTGCTATATCAACAACACATGAATTATCGGAGGTCGTAAAACGACAAGATGAAAGCTTCACCGGGTACCCACGATTGTAATATTTGACAAAAAAAGAACCAATAATCTCAGAGTAATTACCATAAGTGGCCGATACCGCCCCTCCGATATTGGCGGCACAGACAACACTGGCATAGAGGTTAAGTGTGACTGACATTGCCGTTGTGACTGTCCCAATTGAAGTTGAAGATGCAGCATCTATTATCATCTGATAAATTGCTGAATTACTGAGTAAAAAATAGCTATTTTGATAATTCAGAGCTGAAGGTAATCCTGTGGCACCGTCATCTAGTGTAGTTATATATGCACGCTCGGCATGGATAGTATGAAATTCTGAACGAATTGCATTTATATACAATTGCTTATGGTATGCCTGTTCGCATTGAATCCTCCCAATATGTAGGCAGTTAGATGTATCGCCAAAAGGCGAAATTGCTATTGCATGCAAGGACTGATTCCCTGAAAGCTCCACAGATATTGATTTAAAAGCACTATCCCAGACTGCTCCCATATAAATTCCGGAGCCGTTAAAACCGATAACCCGTAGCGAATCTATAGACAACAGTTGTCCCTTTATAAAAATACCATTTAATTCCGTTGCCCGACTGTCAGATACAACTGCAAAACAGCCATCTATACAGGTGTAAATACACCGATCTTCACGAAAAGCCGTATCCGGATTGCCAAGCGTCACTACAAAATTTGCACTGTGCAAAGCTGTGAAGTTTGCAGGATTCACAAGTAAACGACCAGTCCAGTCGGTTCTGATTTTTCTGACATTAGTAAAGTCAATCGTGCGGGTTATGCGCCATGGACCGCCAGTCAAATCTATCCCAAACCCAAAATTCAGAGCAACAGTAATCGCCCCTATCACAGCAGCTGTATTGTCTGTGCTGGGGCTGTTGCCAATCCCGCCATACATAAATGGTGTAACGTAATTAATTGCATCCTGTCCCGTTCCACCCTGTATCAAAGCAGCAAGTGATAATCCATCGCCAGGCTTATTACTTTTGAGATCTGTTCTCAATTTAGCATCACCTAATTTAGGTATAGCTTTACTGAGTTGGTCATATGATTTTTTATCAGGCTGGATATTCGCTGCGGCCAGCAAATTTAGTAACTCTGCCTGCACAACATTAAACCAGTCAGCTCCTGGCCAGCTTATACCGCCTTGCTCCTGGCTTTCACCAAACCAGCGCGGGGTGATTGACTGTTGTTCTTTAGGTTCGGGCATCTCCGGGACGCCGCTGGTGTTGTCGAGATGGTACATGACAGCTCCTTATGGCTTCTCGGGCCAGGTAATATCATTGAGCGTGGTATCAGTACGATTTACTGCCAGGCGATATACCTGCCACCGGGCCAGTCGTGCGGATTCTTCTTCAGTCGCCTGGCCACTGTCCACTGCATACGAAAGTACCGCGATTTGCTGAGAAGCCTCAGTCAACAGACTGGCTTTATGTTGCTCTGCCTGGGCTTGCTTATATTCAGATTCAGCAGAGATATCCTTTACCCATGTATTACCATCCCATTGATCAAATTCTCCAGGAACAAGTTGCGTATAACCATCAGGAACTGGGCCCAGTTCACTAATCGTCAGTGGCGCTTTATCTGTAGTATTCCAGACAGTCAATCCGCGCATATCCTTGATGTAGATCCACTCTGTACCGGTCCAGCGGGTGACGAACGTTGGTTTAACCTCTGGAGGCGCAGTGAACGTGCAGTTGTCAGGTAGAGTGAACCAGGAGTTTGAGACGATATGTTTTGTACCATCGCTTTCGTAGAATGGCTGACCTGTTTTATCTTCAATTTGCTGCCATTCATTGCCGGAATATAACAGCACAAAGCCCGTATCAGCGACGGGCGGTTTTACTGTGATACCCCAGTCAGGGACCGACTCATTAAGGGAGGTAATCACAAAACCATTGCCGTGCTCATCCCAGTATGGGGTCCCACGGACATCAGCAATATACTGCCATTCACCATTGCTGAATATCCCTGTCTGACCATCTGGGGGGATACAGGGAATATGGGTGGTTCTGGAAGGTAACCCCGTATTAGGTGGAATAGCCATAAATACCGAGCCAATATACACACCATTTTCATCATACTGATAAAGCCATATGGCCTGCGGATCACCGGAAAATTCAAATGACATTACGCTAACCTCACAATTGCATTAAAGGCGATATTTTTGACAGTGTTTTCTGTATTACCAAAATTGCTGATGGTGACAGTATGGCCATGAGGTCCTATATAAACAGAGTGTGCATGCGGACCAATATAAACGGTATGCATATGGAGTCCTGAATCAGCAATAACAGATGCTGCCCACAGGCTGTCATTCATCCCCGAGACCCGGTGCTCACTTTCCGGGTTATCACTGTCAACATCGCCGGTGTTATTTGTGCCATCAATATCACTGGAGCGGGCCATCAGCTTATTAAAACGGGAATCACTGACGTGATTGTGCAGGCCATCCTGACTGGTCTGTTTTGTGCCGAGATCAGTATCAGCAGCGGTGGCCGTACCCAGGTCAGTGGTGGAAATGCTGCCGCTATGGGAATGTGATTTGACACCATCTGCCTCCAGAGAAAGCAACGTACGGCCTGATGCAGGCAGAAACTTGATAGTCTGGCCGCGCATATCCGGAATAACGCCAGACGGGTATGCCTGAGCCAGACGGGGATATGCCGTCGTATCAAACGTCTGCCCCAGCATCAGGGCAAACCCGGTGGGTGCCGTTGCGCCGGGCCAGGCCAGGGCTATCCCCGGGGGCAGCATGTAATCTGAAGAGAAGAGCCGGATGGCCTGCGCAAACTGATCCATCTGTGATTTCACTGGTGTGATATTTGCCAGTTTCAGCACATTCATCATTTCCACTGTAATAATATTGAACCAGTCTGCTCCCGGATAACTTGGTGCAATACCATCACCGCCTTCAGTGAAATACCTTGGTTCAGTAAATAAAATATTTTTTACCGGCGGTAATTCGGAAACAGAGGAATCATTATCCAGGTAATACATAATCAGACCTCATAAAGAAAATCATAATCGTGGCCAGCAAGACGATAACGACGCAGAAAACACTCCAGAATCTGAGCCTGATAACTGATTAGGGGCGTCAGAACGTTACTGATGCTCCGAAAGCGGATCATTGGCATATCGGTGACCGTGACCTGTAACAGATACCGGTATTTGTGTGAATAAACCGGATACATAATATTGCGCAGCACATGGTGAGGAAGGATCTCCGTCACCTCAATGGTAAAGCCCAGTGCATCCTGCACTGCCTGCTCAATCTGCCAGGTTGCCAGCCCACCTTTACGGTGATATTTCTCCACAACGGCATCACGGCGGCGATCAAAACCATCAGGAATGGCATTACAGTCCGGGAGCCCGAGATAGTCCTCCCAGTCTGCCAGTAACAGACTCGTGGTCTCCGGCCGCATTTCTGTTATCAGCTTGTCCGCGTTCGCTTCTGCCAGTTGCAGACGTGTACTGAATCCCCGCAACAGCGATGTCAGCGCCGCTGTCTGATCTCTCGGCCATGCCTTGCCCCGGGGCATCAGTTGCTGAAGAACGTCATGCCAGTCCTCTACACTATGCGCCATGTGACAGCCCCCAGGGTCAGCAGTTCATAGTTTTCACTGGTCTGGTTAGCCGTTAAATCCAGCGTATAGTCAGTCACGCCGGTGGCTGAACCAATGGCCGTGCGGATAGCAGACAACAACAATGTATCGCCCGGAGACAGGGAGCGGTATAGCGCCTGAAGGCTGAGCAACGTTGCAGTGCGGATGGCTGCGGTATCAGGGATCACACGGATGGTGAGAGGTACAGGTTTGAGTGTCAGCGGGATGGGCCATACCTCAATACCACCGGGTTTGCCGACATAAGTGCCGGTAGCCGGGTCCTGATGCCGGAACAGATATTCCCGCATGGCATCACGGTCTGTACCCGTCGGGATAATGTCATCACGCTGATCGTAAACCCACGCCAGTCCTACCGTTCCCAGACCGTGCCAGCAGTCAAATGCCCATGCCCTGCTGATGCCCGGGAGTTCTGTGGCCCAGATGACATAATCATGCAGCGCACCGCCTGTAGGGGGATTGCGTTTGCGGTACAGCAGGCGGGTAAGCAGATCACTGACAGACTCAACGTCTGCGCCACCAGAAATACCAGCATCGGTAACCACACCATCACTGTTGACCCCGGCAACCGGGGATATCAGCGTCAGCACCTCTCCGGCCGGAAGATTACCGCCGATGCCGGTATCATCTGCCTGGACGGTCACCACGATGTTGCCTGATGACGGATCACTGGTGGCCGTGACATGATAACGCACGCCGTCCAGCGTCTGCATTTCGGTATCCAGCGGCAGTGGCTTTGTGCCGGTGAAACTGACCGGACCACTGGCATAAGAAGGATTCTTGCGGATCACGCCTTCATAACGGGCAGTATCAATAATAGTGTCATCAGCAGACTGCTCAGACGGGATAATCTGGTTTTTAATCCAGGTTTGGTAATCATATAAGTCACGTAACGCACCACTAAAAGCTGTATTTAATGCCCGTTCAACACCGACAATAGGTAAATCCTGGTCAAGCTCAATTTCCAGTTCCTGAATACCGGTACGAATAAGCTGGCGCAGAGTCGGAACATCAAATGTAGCCATTTTCTGTCGCCTCCCATCGTTTTTTAATTTCTACAGTCAGCAATGATTTATCAGGACGGGTAAGAATAATGGTCAGCCCCAGCCAGTACATGCGAGGGATCGTTGCAGTTACCTGAGCACTGCGTGCATAACCATTACGTAATAAAGGCTGAAGAGCCAGACGGGCATAATTCTCTGCACGGAGCCTGACTTCATCGGTCAGCTTTTCACGATCAATAAGCCAGAGCTTTGAACCCCATTCAAAATCACTGAAGGAATTACCCGCCCAGCCACGGCGGTCTGTGGTGCCATCAGGAAGAATATCGCTGGTATCAGCGCGGGCATCAGTAAACAGGCAGATATAAACCAAAGAAACAAGGCCCTCGTCATACGAAAGGCCATTGTGTTCTATTTCAATATCGCCGCCAGCGGGCAGATGCCAGTTTACTCTGATGGTCATAACGGTTTCGTTGTGTCAGCACCGTCGCCATCCTTATGAATATGGTTGAGGAAGCTTTTTCCCTTAACCGTAATATCTTCACTGAAGGTGGTGGGGCCGGTGACGTTTATCTGTTTCCCGATAATGTCACAGGATTCTTCAGCGACCAGATTTACCTTTTTCCCTGTTATTTCGATTACACCATCTTTCTTCAGACGGATAATATGCCCTTCTCGATGATAAAGACAGACATCACCTGACTCACCGCTTCGGGGACGGGCTGACTTGTCTTCGACGGCAATGGCCACCAGACCAGAACGACGGCCACCGACAGCAACAACAATAGCCTCGGCCCCTTCAGGAGGGAAGCTGGTAAAACCATAATTCTGGAAACGTTCAACATCATCATTGGTTTCATCGGCCAGTGACTGTACCTGAAGATTCTGTCGCCCCAGACTGTCTTTCACCATGCGGACTACTGCCCGGTCCACCATCAGCCGCAGGCGACGCCCGACGGCTGACAGCGAGCGGGAGAAATTTCCCGGGTTCAGTCCCATGTTGCCTCCACACTTGCTGCTTTTTTCTTCTTACCCTTACTGCCACCTTTGGCTTTCTGGGCTGGCATGTCCAGAGAGTCGGGCGGCACAAGAGTCAGTACAGTCAGGCGGCCACCGTCGCCCTCCATAAAGGAAACTGTCTTGATGAGCCACGTCACATCAAGCTGCTGGATAGCGTCCGTAACTTTCACCAGACGGTTTATCTGCCACAGGGGACCACTGACGCCGTTCTCACGCCAGCCTGCCACCGTAATCTCAGTGGTGTTTGATTCGCCCAGCATACGGGTCTTGTACCATTCTCCCCGGGCGCTGGCTCCGCCCACCGTCAGACTGTCTTCATTGACCAGAATCTTCGGACGATAGCGGGTAATCTCCGGATCACTGACCACAATCTGACGGCCACCAACCACTTTGACTGGCTGTTCATCCCAGGTGGAACCACCGGCACTGGACGACCCTTTAACGATGTACTGACTGGCCCGCTCGCGCCAGCTGAAGCGGCCACGGGCAGCGAGAATGTTCTCACCCAGAACCAGTGCAACACCGGCGCGTTGTGTGGATGCCCGGGTAATAATCAGGCGGCCCCAGGCATCAGAGGTCACCAGAACGCCACGCTGCTTGGCCAGCCGGTCAAGAAGTTCAAAGCCGGTTTCTCCCTGTTCCAGGGTAATGCTGCCGAAGGCATCACCGGTGTCGGTCTCGTTAATCACTTCAATGCCATAGGGCTTCGCGATCGTGCTGGCAAGCTGCTCCAGCTTCAGCCCCTTCCACTGGCCCGCTTTATCCACAACAGAGCTGTCCACCAGGTCACCGGTCTTGTCACGGCCCATTACCCGCAGGGAAACGTTCTCCGCGTCATAGCTGGGGATAAAGTCATCAATATAACCAGTCATAACACGGTCATTACCGACAGATACCGTACAGGACTGACCGGGCTTGATTGAGCGCGGTGCCGCCGCTGACCAGCGGGCAGTGATGGTCAGATCAAATTCGCCCGCAATGGACTCCAGCGAGCGGTTAATCGTCATGTCTGTCCAGCCGCCCCAGACCATTTTATTGACATTCAGGGTCACGTCTTCAGTCATCACTGATGATCTCGATTGTCTGTGAAGGGGTAATGAATGCCGGATAACGCAGCCGGTTACGCAGGACCAGCTCATCACGGTTTTCAGCATCGCCGGTCTCACGGTAAGCCAGAAGCATGACCGGTACCGTGCGGGCCGGGCTGACGCGCCGCAGCTCCGGCAACTGAACGCTGCGAATTTTCACATCATTAACCACCGCATAGCGCAGGGAGCGCAGGGTACGCCACAGGTCGCGCAGTCCGGCCTCTACTGATTCAGCGGCCATGTCGCCCAGTTGCACTGCCAGTTTGTCACCGGCACTGAGGGCATCCTCACTGGTCTCAAAGGTCGCAGAGACCACGGTTTCAGCCTGTGCAACCAGCACTGAAATGAGTACCAGACGCTGAAAATCCACAATGTTGGTCTCCATGTCCACCGTGGCATCCGGGGTGGATGCAGGGGTAACGCTGCTGGCAAAACCTGTATCCACGTTGACGGCCACATTATCCACCAGTGATTTTTTGGCAGAGCGGGCAGCACGGTCTCCGTCCCACTTGTCACGGAGCTGATCATAGACCCGCAGGGCAAACGGAGGATCAGAAACCAGGTCTTTCATATCGCTGATGAGATCGGTAATGTCCCGGATCATTTCACCGGGAGACGCGGCCACGATACCGGCCAGATCTTTAAAGCGATTGAGACGGTCCATCCATTCACTCACTGCGTCAGGAAGCGTCGGCAGACTGGTGACCAGCCCTTCGAGGTCTTCCAGCAGGGTGTCCACCATACTGCCGATGCCATCCAGAGCCGCAAACCAGTCGCCACTGGCCAGCGCTTCTTTTACCTGGTCAGCCGCACTCAGTGCCGTTGCGCTGGTATCTTCAGTGCCGGACGGAAATAACTGCTCACCGGCTTCAAAGACCTCAAAATTAACGTAAGCGATACCGCCCTCTTCGGTAGACAGGTGGTGCGATACCTGTCCGGCCTGGACCGTCTGCACGCCGAACCAGGGGTGTACCAGTTCTCCCGGGCCGGGTGTGTTGAGTGCGGCCAGCAGGCTGTTCAGCTTGTCCTGATAATCACTACCCACCAGAACGGCATTGATTTGCTGCCGTGTCAGCACCGCACCATGGTCTTCAGTCCAGCCAATTTCTTTTTTGGGATAAGCATGAGGAATTGCCCGACGGCCACCGGTTCCCTCGACATCCTGAAAGTAAAAGGGAACGCCCCGGAACGAAGCATCGCGCAGGTCTTCCCACTGGGTTTTAGCCATCAGTCCTGCTCCACATTACTGATGCCCGACTGGGCGCTCATGGTGACTCCAGGCGTGTTGACCTTTACACGGCTGACCTGTACACGGTCATCTTTTACCACGACTTCTATATTGCCCTGAAGCTGCTGTGGCGGAGCCTGAAGTGGCCAGCCAGACTGGTTACGTGCCTGCATGGATGCCCACGGCGTTGCATCGTGATAGCCTGAATTTTCAAGGTCATGGTTTGCCTGCTGCACGTAGCCGGTGATCTCAGCCCAGACTGATTTTGGCGAGACCTGTGAGGATGTGAGATTAAGATCAGATGCCACCCTGTCTGACCAGTCGCGGGTCGGTGATTGTCTGGCGGCATCCCCAAGACCAGAGGTTTCATAAAGTGTTTTTGCACCCCAGTCGGCCAGTTGTGTCTGTCCATAAACCATACCTGCACCGGTAACAACACGTCCGATAGTTCCCCAGAAGCCACTGGCGGCAGCTGGAGTCGTATTACTGCCACCGGGTATGGGTGCACCACCTGTTTTACCCGGGGCACCACCGGTACCGGGCGCTCCCGGGCCTCCACCAAGGCCAGCGCCCATATTGACTACATAGACTGGCATTACGCCTGAGCCAAACACATCGGAGACCCCTTTGGGTATGCCTTTGGATTTGCCGCCGCCGAACAGATCCCAGGCACCTTTACCGATCTGAAATACTTTTCGGGCGGCAACAATACCTGCGCCAGCAATAGCTATGTTTTTACCGACATTCAGCCAGTTCTGGACCGTAGTTTGGTCAACCGCGTTAATGGCATCAGCCAGCTCCTGTACAGGGCCAGCAAGGTTGCCGTTAGCAAACTTTTTCCAGGTGGTGCTCAGGGCTGACATTGCCGACGTAAAGTCCTGGGCAGCATATGCCGCGTCCTTCAGGATTCCCTGCCCATCGGCTACCACGCCGTTATAGCGCTTCAGGTTTTCAGCACCTTTCCCGGAGGTCACGCTGCTCAACAATAAGATACTGTCCTGATTGAACCCGGCCCCTAGCAGGCGAGCATTCTGGGTTTCAGCGCCTTTATTGCCCGACTTTTGCGCTATCTGTTGCATGAGTAACGGCAGAGACTGAATTTTTCCATCCTTGCCGAACACGTTAATGCCATTGCGTCGCAGCTCTTTCACAACTTTGGGTAACTGCAGATCGCGAATCAGGTTCTCGACGGCAGTAGAACCCGTCGTCGTGTCTCCCGTTGCATCCACTGCAGTCTCCAGCGCAACCCCGACATCTTTAATGGCTTTAACGCCTGTGGCCCCGGCGGCTGCGTACATCGAGAAGGCCTTAACACCTCTCTCGGCAATATCCTTCAGCTCGAACGCACCTTCTTTACCAAGCTGGTTAAGGGTATCTGCGGCTTTTAATGAGTCTTTTTCATTATTCACACCAAACTTTTGAAACTGCGCAAAAAGCGCCCCAATGCTTTCACCGTCTGCGCCAGATGCTGCAATGGTCGGAGATATGACGTCTCTGATTTTATGACCAAAATTAATATCACCTGTAACCGTACCAATTTTCTCTATGGCACTGACCACATCGCTGTCATCAATCCTGAATTTGATTGCTGAGTCCTGCATCTCGCCGAACATATTGGCCATTTCTTTACGGCTTTTCTCGGCGGCCAGGCCCATACGCGTAATGCGCCGGTCCGTTTCGGCAAAGTTCTTCAACATCGCACCACCCGCAAAACCGGCAATCATGGTGGTGTAGCGGTTACCCAGCATGTCCAGCCCGCGACCTGCCGCCGCCGTCGTCGCCTTTACCACGTTCATCGCCCGCTCATTGCGGCGGGCGAACTCGGACATATTGGCACCGTACTGGCGGGCTTTGGCGGTCAGGTTCCCCGCCAGATTGATAAGAATTTCAGTTGTGAGGCGGTTTGCCATGTTGCTTCCTCAACTGCTCTGTAATGCGCAGCAGGTGCCGGAGAGGCATCTGCTGCAGGTAGTCAACGCTGAAGCGTTGGGAGAGATTGACGATGAGGTTACTGAGCGCCGTCGCCATCGGCATCATCTCGCCCCCGGTCAGCCGTCTCCGTCAGCAGGCCATCGACGTCGCTCGCCCGCGCCGTCAGCATTTCCAGGTCCTCCGGGTGGAAGGCGTACAGCTGCTTGAGGGAGAGAGGGCCGGGAAGCTCACCGACCTGCAGAATTTGGCGTCGCAGTAGCTCAACCCCCATCAGCACCTCAGAGCAGTAGGCTACCGCCTTACCGTTGTCACTGATGACCACGCGCTCCGCCGCCAGCTGCGCGTCAATCACGTCCTTTGAGGTCAGCTCCCGGAAAGTCACCACCCGGTGGCACATCTCGTCATCAGTGCCTTTGCCGGTGATGTAGCCGTGCTTAAGCGTCATTGCCGTCTGTGCCATGCCTTACACCTTCACCAGTTTCTTGCCGATAAAGTTGGCGCTGATGGTGCCTGCGTCTTCATCCAAAGTGGCCGGGTTGTCGGTCGCCGAGCCGGTCATCATGTAGGTCAGGCCGTTATCGCCCTCAAACATCACCGTCACTTCCTCCCAGTTACTGATTTCGATGACGTCCATGTCCTGCGCTGCGGCGATGGTCATCTGGATCGAGGGACCGGCCATCTTGCGCGAGTTGCCCCACACCTTGCCGCCCCCCATGTGCTGCGTGCGGGCGTAGCCGCCGGGGTTGAGGGTAGATTTACCCTCGGTCTTAATCTCGCGCCCGTTGATGCGGATGGACGCCATACCCAGAATGCTCATGTTCACTCCTTAAAGTTTGAACTGGATGAGACCGGCCAGAATGCGCAGCTGGTTTACCAGGTTCGGATGGCAGATGAAGTTCAGGCGGTTCTTGTCGCTGCCGTCGAGATAGACCTCCAGCGTGTCCTTGTAATCGTCAAAGTCCTCAACCAGACCCGCGGGGATCAGCTCCGTCAGCGCGATGTCGAGCAGCTCGGCGCGGGCAATCTTCGGCGTCATCACAGGCTGGCCGGGTTCCAGTAGTTCCAGCACGTCGTCTCCGGCGAGTTTGTAGCGCGGATAGCGGTTGGTGAAGCGGTTCTTGATGACGTAGCGGATGCGGCCCAGCGTTGCCGGGGACTGCACGTCGAGGTAGGACGTATCGGCGTCGCCGAACTGGTTCACGCGGTACATAGTTATCTCACGCTCGATGCAGACGTTGTCGCTCGCATCGACGTAGTGGGTCGCGATGCCGTCGTGCAGCAGCAGGTTGCGCTCCTGCATGTCCCAGCGCACGGTTTTCCCGGGCGGCAGGATGCCGGGCAGGACCAGCGTCTGCAGCGGCCGCGCCGGGTCGTTGGCCAGGTAGTATGCCGCGATGCCGCCGTAGGATGCGGCCCACAGCCAGTGCGGCTGCGGCGCGATGTTGGTGCCGAGGCAGGAGATAAGCCAGTCGTTGCGCGCATCGCCGAACGTACCACTTTCGGCGTGAGTCCCGCGAAACGCGGTCCAGAGCTGCGCCTCAATCATCTTCAGCGGGCCCCAGCGGGTCAGCAGCTCATCGCGGATGGTGTTCAGGCTCTGGGTATCGTTGAACGGGAACACGATATCGGTGTACCAGTCATCGCCCAGAGCGGCCACAACCGCCGCGATATCTGGCGTGCCGGTGCCGCCAGCGAAGGCGGTAATGGCCACCTCCACGCCTGCGGGCGTCTGTTCGCCGGTGTAATAGTTCAGGCGGACGTCCATCGCGTTCGCGGTCGCACCCTTCCAGTTCGCCGTAAGGGTGACGTCCGCAGTAGATTCTGCCTTCAGCGCAGCGGTGACCTGGGTGTCCGGCAGCTTGTTGACGGCGGCTATGACTGACGCAGCGACAGCCTCTGCCGTTGCTTCCGCGCTGACGCCGATCTGGACGGATACGCCGTTAACCAGCAGCGCCAGCGTACCGGCGGTGGTCGCCGGGCCAGTGATCGCCAGCTCAGACTTCGCAGCGGCACCGGCGGTCAGGTCTTCCAGGCCCATCGCCCACAGCTCGGTATAGCTATTGGCCTTGCGCAGGGTCTTCAGCATCCCGGCGAGCATAGAGCCTTTACCGTAGAGCTGGTCTGCAGTGCCGTCGCTGGTAATGCGGTTTTGCGTCAGAACGGCAGCAGTGCCGGTCGCACTCTGCTGGCCGATGACGATGATTTTGCGCGACTGGGCGGGTGCCCCGGACAGCGCCTGTGAGTTATCAATGTCGATGTAGACCAGCGGGACGCGGATATCATCGGGAATGGTGCCGAGAGCCATATTACTTCTCCTTTACCAGGCGGGCCGGGCGGGATTCCGCCAGGGTGTTTTCGGTAGCCGGCTGAATGGTGGTGATAACAACATCGCCCTGCGCCTGGCGGCGCAGCCAGAACGCGGTCACGGTCGTCGTCTCACCGGCTGGTGACAGATGCAGACCGTCGGGCTTGCGGACATTCAGGCCCTCGCGGGCGGGTTTAATGTGCTTTTTCATCAGTCGGATTCTCTTACGTTAATCGTGCCGTCAATGGAGGTGGCTCCGTCATTGACCTGCAGCGTGGCCCCCAGACGGAGGAACTCAGGGAGCGTTGACAGGTCAATCTCATCATCCAGTTTGAACTCCTGCTCCCACGTTACTGCCCACATCGTGAGCCCCAGATCGTTAAGGCCACCGGAGTAGATATTCTCCGCGCTGACGGAGCTGGCCATGCGCTCGGCCTTCATGCCCGCCGCAGAGCCGCGCATCACGATGCGCCGGACCAGCTTCCCGACCAGCACTTCACAGCGTGCGTCGCGCGGATAGCCCCAGGCGTCGGTGGCCATCACATATGCTGCCCAGGTAACGTCTCCTGTGGTGCCGCCTGCATTCGCCCTGACGTTGCGCACGCGAAGCGCCGCCAGACGGATGCAGCCGTCGCGGTCTGACAGATAGGTTTTAACCTCTGCCGGAGTGCTGAACTGGCCGATGTGGCGCTCAATGATGCTGACCCGGTCGGGGGAGAGCTGCTTCTGCTCGCGCAGCAGTTCCGGCTTCAGCCATTCCACGATGTGCCCGGCGGCGGCGATGGTGGAGCCGGTGGTCAGCAGGGTTGGACGTTCGTTACTCACGGTAAAACCTCACTCCAGAAGTCACCGATGACGTGCATCAGCTCTTCGCTGTTTGCGGTGGACAGCCCGAGGAACTCGCGCTGCGGAATGTTCATCATGCGATTATGCGCTCCCACGGACTGCCAGACGGGATGCTTCAGCGCGCGGCCAAACGCCTGATGGACCAGGCGGCTGTGGGCGCTGACCTGAACGCTGCCGCTGAACCCGTCCTGGTGGACGCCGCTGTAGCTGAGCGGCGAACCGACGCGGACGTGGCCGCGCTCAACGACGTACTGAATGCTGTCAAGCAAATCGCCGTTGCCCTGCAGCAGGCCCTGATTGCCGTTGCGGGTTTTGCGGTAGCCCGGCGACCATTCCTCCCAGCGCTCGCCTGCAGGCGAGGTTTTCTCATCAGTAATGCGGCGGCGGGTCTGCGACTCGACAACGGCACCGATACTCTCCAGCAGTTCCTGCTGCAGCGAACTGTCGGAGAGTTTCTCGATGGCCATGCGCATCTGCGCCAGCTTCTCCGCGCCATAGACCTCGACCGCGATACCCATCAGAGAACGCCCTTGAGGTTGTTACGGGTGAACAGGCGCTTGTTGTCAGAGACGACAATCATCCTGCCGTTATCGGTTTCCGGCGCGGGCTCATCCGTGGGCAGGCCGAGGTCGCGGGTGCCGTTCGCCATCTCTTTCAGGGTCTGAATGGCGGCTTCGTAGCGCTTCTGGATCAGGTCGGTGATCTGATTGTCGCGCTCCGACAGCCAGTAAATGGCAATAGATACGGCTACCCGGTGCAGCGGGCGCGGAACGGTGGTGATGTTCAGCGGCAACTGATAGCGCTTCGACAGGAACGAATTGATCTCCGCATCGGCATCGTCGATGGCCGCACCAATCTTCGTCTCGTCGAGCTGGTCAGTTGACTTGTCGATCGCCATATTCCAGACCAGCGAACCGTCCGCAGCCAGCAGCTCATCGCGGGTAACGTATATGCCCATTTACTCAGCCTCCCGGTCCTTCTGCAGTACCGATACCCGCAGATTGGGATCGGACTTCAGACGTGCAGCAACAGACTTACTGATGAAACACTCCGCGACCACGTCGCCCTCCAGCGCATTTGCCGCGTTATCAGCATCGGGATCGTCACTGGCAAAAACGTGGACCGGTTCATGAGGCCACCAGCGACCGCAGCGCCAGAAGCCCTGAGTGGCGACCGCGCGCACCTCAAGCGCTTCAACGTCATCCGTGCCCGGCATCAGCGGATGCTCCGTGGTCACGCCAGCGGAGGACGAATCCAGCGCAGCGTCATTCCCCGGCACTGAGCCTGGCAGTTCAGCTCCCGGCAGGTCAGTCGCATTAACCTGTGCCACTTCCTGCGGTGAAACCGCGCCAGCGTTATCTTTAGCGCTTTGCTTACCCGTTGCTTTTTCTTTCGTTCCACTCACTGTTCCATCCTCTTTTAAGGTGGGTTACAGCAGGCTTAAAGCCCGCTGTAAGGGCCAGGGATTGACTTACGGTGCCGGTGCGGCAGGCGTGGTGATGAACGGCGAGTCCACAATATCTACGTCTTTGTAGTAGATATTGGAGTTGCCGCCATCGACCAGCATGGCGTCGATAACCCGCTTCGCCGGTGCCCGGTTATTCGGCCCCACGACGAGCGTCGTCGGCCGGATGCCCAGCGGGAGACCGTTGTCACGCTTCATGCCCTGCAGCACCTTCACGGCAGCCTCATAGTTGGCGGCATTCAACGGCGCACGTGAGGCGACGGCGGTCTGCCAGAAGCCGAAACCGACGTTGCAGCGGCCGTCCACGCCAAACAGGAACTCGTTTTGCAGGAAGGTGTGCTCGCTGTTGAGGTCGTCAAGCGACTTGAAGTCGAACGCGCGGCGGTCCTGATACAGGATCGGTTTCAGTACCTGGCTTTCATCAATCAGAAACCACGGTTCACCGGCATCGGTGGTCACGTCGCCAACGATATTGCTGTAGGTGCCACCAGCCATAGGATGGTCGGTGTCGAAAAAGTTCTGGCCGTCGAAGCACAGCGTACTGAATCCGGCAACCAGCATCGGGAAGCTCAGGGTGTCCGGGAACTCAGAGACCTGCTTACCGTACGCCTGCGCAATCACGCTGTACTGACCAATCTGGTCGTCTTCGATACTTTCACGCTTGACCCGAATGGAGCTTTCCCAGGTCTTGTTAGTGATGGTGTAGCCCTGCTCAGACAGCCTGACCAACTGGCGCTCGCCGACCCATTCCTTAATGCCAGGCAGTTCAGAGAGCCAGCCATAGGTATTGGACGCTGCGCTGCTGGGCACGACCGTTGCGATGCGCAGGTACTGCGGCGTGACGCCTGCCAGTCCCTTGGTGAATGCAGCGCTCAGCGACGTGGAGAGCGCATGCAGGATTTCTGCGGACGGTTGCGGCATTGTTATTGCTCCTGTTTCGGTTTAGCGGCGAGGTACTCTTCCTGGGTGAGTCCCATGCTGCGGCACATCGCCAGCTCGGTCGGAGTAAGTTCACCCTGGGTCTCAACCTCTTTCGGCTTGGTCGGATCCGAGTTGACGAGCACCGGCGCGGTTTTCATGTAGTCGCTGAACTGCTTGCGGCCTTCTTCGCTGCGGCAGAGGGCCAGGTACATTTCACGGTTGGCCGGGGCAACCTTCCCGCCGGTGATGGCCCCCTCGACCAGGTCCTTTGCGGCCTGTTCGTCAAGCGCCTTAAGCCGACCCTCTGCCGTTTCGGCGCGGTTCAGCGCCAGCTGATGGGTCTCGACGGGAATGAACTTCGTCAGGTCGGGATGTTCGGCGCGGTTCAGCGCCACCTTTTCACTGCTTTTGATGGTCTGGATCGCGGCCACGGCGTCATCAACTGACGCGGCGGCAGCAAGACCCAGTGCCGTTGCAATCTGCAAAGGTACGGTCATGGTGCTCTCCGAGTTAAGGGCGGGTAAAAACAGGTTGGGTTTATTGGTCAGGCCGACGCTGGACAGGCGGGTCACCTGCGCATCGGCGGTATTGAAGAACGCGGGGCTGTAATAGCGGTACTTTTTACCGCGCACCAGCGCTTCGCCGTCGGGCGTCCACTCGATGTGGCCGTCAATGCTGCCATTTTCATTCACGCGCAGGGCATCGACCCAGGCATACGCCGGAGCCTCTTCGCCCTTCGGACCCAGCAGTTCGGTTGAATGCTCCGCATCAAACGGCAGCTTGGGATAGCGAAAGGAGGCGTTAACGACGGCGGCCGGGTCAGCGTTGACCCAGGAGCGCCCATCGCGCCCGGTAAATGCGCCTGCCGGGATCATCGGCAACCACTCCGGCAGCGGTGTGCTGGCATCAGAGATGTCGGGCAGCTCAAAGCAGAGGGCCAGAAGTTCGGGCTGGGTGGTTTTCATTGTGCTGTCCGTCGTCAAAAGTAACTGACGGACAGTGTCTTCGAAGTTGATGATAAAACCGGATTTACCGGTTTCCATCTGTTTGGTGAGGGATGCTACTCAAACGAAGCGGGGAACCACGTTTAAACCCCGTTTAAAAACGCCGTGGCGCGTTTAAAAAATTTTCAGAGCATCATCGTACCACAAAAGCCGCTGAAGTCTCAGAGCGCCGCTGAGGTGTTTTACCGCCTCGTTTACTTACCACTGTCGAACGCTTTCTGCTTGGCCGCCAGCTGCCGCTGCAGTTCGGCCTCCCGACCCGTTCCCGGATTATAGTCCCAGCCTGGGTCGATACCCTCAGGCACCATCTCCTCTTCGCCGGTGCGCCGGTTGAGCCACTTCACCCGTTTAACCGCCGGGGCCTCGGTTCGCACCGGTACGGTCTGACGTACAACGTGCCCGGTTGGCTGGCCGCTGGCGTCGAGCTGCTGCACGTTACGTGTGACGCCATTCTTCTGCAGCTGCTCGTACTCATACTTGCTGACCTGACGTACGCCGCACTTACAGCCCCAGCCGTTGGGGCCGATGTGCGTCTGCCAGAACGGATCGTCAACGGGCAGGCAGAGGTCCGCCCATTTCAGGTGCTCGGCGCGGTGCTCACGGGACGGCCCCAGCGTATAGAGCAGATAGGGCATCGCGCGCCTGGTGCGCTGGATGCGATCCCACTGTCCGGCACTGCGGGCGGTGCGCATGTTAGTATCGTAGATGGTGCGCAGGCGTCGGTCGCTACCCAGCTGTACCGGCTTCGTTTCACCCGTCAGCGGGTCATCCATCAACTTCTGCCCCCACCAACCTCGCTTCACCAGCAGGGGCTTCAGTACCCCCCGGAACTCTGCGAACGACTGGCCGCTGGCCATCGCCTCTTCAACGAGCGCCTTCACGTCAGAGAGCAGGTCGAGCTGCGTCATTTTCGCCACGGTAAACCCGGCGCTGTGCTCCTGCCGCCAGACGTCGCGGTAGTCAAAACCCGGCGTCAGCTTTTTTGACTTCAGCCAGGCCAGCGCCTCCTTCGGGATAATCTCGGGTGCCTTAGCCATCGTTAGCATCCCCCAGCGCCCGCGCCTTAAAGCTCAGTTGCGCCAGCTGCTCGACGAACGCGGACGGCTCCAGCGTCTTCTGCAGGTCCGGCAGGCGCGACAGAAACTCATCGAAGCTCCCGACGCTTTGCGCCAGCTGCAGTACCGGGCTGGTGAATGCCTGCCCGGTCTGCTCCCAGTCGCTGAGCGCCTCGCTGACCATCGCGTCAATCTCGTCGTCCTGGGCGCGGTTGAGCGCCAGCTGCTCGCGGTTGAGCGCCGGGGCCGGGCTGAAGGCTGTAAAGCTGTTTGCCGGCGCGAGGACGTTCGCGTCTTTCTCCGGCTCGGCCAGACCGAACTTGTCCCGGACCTCGGACTCCTGCACGCGCAGACCACGGTCGATAAGCGGGATCAGCGCATCGACAAACGCCTTCAGATCTTCCGGTTCGCTGATAGGTAGCCTGACCAGCGGATAGCGCTCCTGCGGGCCATAGTTGAACTGGATAAACGGCCTGACCAGAAACTCATTGAGCGTGTTCTCCAGCTGACGGGCATCCCATTTGGCGATATCCATGCGCACCCGGTCGTGAACGTCCGCCTGCGCGCGGGAGCTGCCGTCATCGGTTGTCATGGTCTGGCCCAGCACGGCTTTACTGGTCTGCGCATCGCACCACTCGGCCATCTCTTTAAACAGTGCGCCGCCGTTGTTGCGGCTGGCGGTCTCCTGCATCTCCAGCTGCATACTCTGCGGAATGGCGCAGCCCGCATCGGAGGCGATGGAGGCGATGGCGTCTATCAGCGTCTGGATCTGTTCCTGGCTGGCGTTAGCGCCGTACTTGCCGATGACAATCGGAATGCCGAATTTCTCAGCAAAGGCCCACCAGTCCCGGACTGTGAATGACTTCAGCATATACATCACGGCAACCAGCCGCGCCAGACCGTTGCGCAGCGGCAAACCGGACTTGAGGCGCGGGTAGTGCAGCACGTACTTGCCGGGCGAAAGCGGGATGCCGTTGACCGGCTGGTCATCGGTCAGCAGACGAAACTCGCGCAGCGTGTCGCTGTCGGGCTTCAGGAAGCGCGGGTCCACCCACTCGTAATCGTAGGGCATCCAGCCGTCGCGGGTGCTCCAGAGAATTTCACAGACGCCCACGCCCTTGCCCAGGCCGTCAAGCAGGTCAAACAGCAGCTCGGGGATTTGCGGCTGCTCCATCAGATTACGGACGGCATCTGCGAGCATGACATCGCGCTCGTCGTCGCTGGCGGCTTCCACGCTCGGCGTGATGCTGGCCACGGTCAGCTTACGGGTGCGCAGCACGCTGGCGTAGTGCAGATCGCGCTCCTCCATCTCCTCGGCCAGGATGAAGTAGTCGCGTGCGTTACCTTCGGTCACGTTACGCAGAACCCCGGCCAGGCGGGCCGGGGAGAGCGTGCTTGCCACACTGATGCCGGGGGACGGTTGCCTGACGCTGGCGCACCTTGCCCGCGCCTCCGGCTTCGTCATTGCAGCCTCGTTGACGGTGATGGCCTCGTCGGTAGCCGGGTTAAGCAGACTGCGGATTGCGCCGGTGAGTTTTTTTAGCATCAGAGTAGTCCCCGCTGATTTTTCAGTCCACGTGTGATGCGCAGCTGGCGGTGGCCGTCGCTCTGGCGCTGCTGCTGTTTACTGTTGAGGCGGTGCAGCTCGTAGCGCTGGCAGTCCTCCTTGCTGGCCAGAAATGCCAGGAAAATCGCATAAGCGCTGTCGCCGTGTCGCTTGTGGCCATCGCTGCCGGTTGTCTCCCGGTCATCAATACCCGGCACTCCGCGCAGGATCACAATCTGCCCGAGGTCGGCGATTACGTCCTCGTGCTTCGGGAGCACCAGTTCGTCATCTTCGAACGCTGCCTTAAATCTGGGCATGTTCTCGCGGTAATGCCCGACGGAGGGCATAACAACTTCGACCTCAGCGCCGTATTTTTCCGCCGCCTGTTCGGCCAGGTAGTTACCGTTCCCCCGGCCATCGAGCTTGATACCGTCCCGTCGCGGGAGCCGGTCGCAGATAAAAAACAGCGCCTGCTCCTGCTGCTTGTATGGAACGTTGGCCAGCTCCACCAGAAACGGCACCGTGCGGGTGGTATCGTCGTTAACGGTCATGGGCGCAAAGACTGTCAGATGGCCCGACCGCGCGAAGTCCTCGCCAAGGCAGTGGCGCAGGTTCGGTGGAAGCCGGTTCAGCTCGGGGAGAGCCGTCTGCTCAAGCCACTCCTGCATATCCAGCGCCCGCATTCCCTCAGGCATGGCGTTGTAGTCAGCCGTGCCGGTGAAGCGCAGAACGGGGCCGCCACCGCGCGCCGCGCGCTCGCGAATGGAACGTGCCAGATAGGTGCCGCCGCCGTTCTTCGGCTCACAGTAGTATTCTTCGCGGGCATCTTCTTCGGTGGCGGTATCGCTGAGCAGGTTAGCCAGCCACTCGGCCTCAGCCGCCGGTGACCATTCTTTCCGGGTCACCTGGCAGATACGGCGATAGAGGCCCTCGCTGATAGCCAGCTCGATATCAATACGGTGAACGGAGTAGCGTTTTTTACCCGCGCGACTGTCGGTGATGATGGTGTTGAACAGATTTTCGATGCCGTTGTGGGTCGAGATAAGGCGGACCTTCGACCCCCACATGGTGAGCGCCAGAGCTGCCTTGAGCACTGCGGCCAGGTCCTTCTGGAATGCGGACTCGTCGATAATAACGTTGCCCTGCATACCGCGCAGGTTCGACGGGTTACTGGACAGTGCCTTGATTTTGAAGCCGCTGGCGAACTGGATGACATAGACCAGAATATCCTTGTCTTCGTCCTGCAGGACCTCCTCGCCGATACCGGATGCCGCCCAGTCGTAGGCTTTGGCCCACATCGCGCAGGCGTCGATAAACTCGCGCGCCATGTCTTTTGTGGTGCCGACATAGAAGGTGTCGCAGCCACCGGCGCTGGCGGACATTGAGCCGTTCAGGGCAGCATCCGCCGCCTCTGCCCAGGTCAGTCCGGTACGGCGGGATTTCTCGGCGATTTTGAGCTGGGATGTGTCGGCTATCCAGCGGCGCTGATACGGCAGCAGAACCTGGTCTGCATCGAACTCCCCAGACAGGATCGCCGTCGCCGACTGGTTACGCAGCTGCTCCTGCGCTGACAGGCTCCCGGTCATCATGCAATCCCCAGAATCTGGCGACGGATATCAGCGGCGGTTTCCGCAGACAGCCCGGCCTGTTTTGTAATTTTCTCCGCCTGCGCGGCGGCTTCTTCAGCGAACGCCTGGCGGATTTCTTTCTCACGCTTGTGGCTGGCCATAGCAGCGGCTTCGAGACGCTGGGCGACCAGGGCAAGCTGGCCGAGCGCCTTCGGTTCAACGGTCTTCTCGCTTTCGGCCATCGACATCGAGGTCTCAAAGGCGAGGGTTTTGACAAACTCCAGCAGCAGCTTTCCGACGTCGGACGTTGGGGCAGAGCCGAGCTTAGCAGCCCAGATTTCGGCCATCTCTCGCGAGGCACGGATTTTGGCGCCGAACTCCTCCATACGGCTTGCATAACGGTTCAGCCCGGTGCGGCTGAGCTTCATCTCCTCAGGGAGATTGTGACCGTCGATAAGCTCGTTGATGGCCTCGCGGATCTCTTCCTGGGTATGGCGCTTCTCGCGCAGCATCTGATGGAGCTGGTCGCGAACGCCATCAGGCAGCAGGTCGATTTTGGACGGACGGCCTCGGGTCGGTTTTTGTTCAGTGGGCATGCGATGTTTTCTCCCGTATTGCCATCAACTCATTAACTTCGTCAATAGCATCCATGTAGGTAAAAACATTGCTCCATTCAGGTGCTGCGCCTGTCACCGCCTCGTAAATAGCGCTGAGTGTCTCTTCAGCAGCATCGCGTTCAACAATAAGCTGCATTTCGGAGCGGTCCATGCGGGCGATATCCTGAACGGCTTTTTCACTCGCAGCGCAAAGCGATTCGATGATGACAGCTGAATGCAATAAGGCGTCGGAGGAAAGCAGGATTTCACCCCCTTCCCGAAGCTGAGCAAGCCGCGCGAGGCGACGAAGGTGCTCAGACTGTTTGCGGCAGGAGATAAGCATATCGGGGATAGTTTTTGCAGTCATGGCTACCCCCTCGCGCGGGGCTTTTTAACCCCCGGAACCGTAGCAAGACCGCTGGCGACGTCATCGCCACGACCGGTAACACTGGCAACATAGCAGCCGGATACGTCCGTCAGCGTCACAAGCCCTTGCTCTTTCAGCCAGGCCAGATGCGTGCGCACGGTGTCCCGTGAGACCCGGTGCCCATAGGTCTGCAGGCAGGTCTGCAGAATGGACTCGTTCGCACTGTCGCCACACTCGATGAGAGATCGCAGAATGACCAGGCGCTGGTCCTGGTCGAGAATGTCACGCATAGTCACCTCATTTTTCCTTAAGTTCGTTTTCAAGAAGCAGATCGCTGATACGTGATATCTGGCGAATTGAGGGTGTCAGCTCTCGAAGTTCGCCGCGCAAATCGCGCATCTCCAGCTGCAGCTGATGCAGGTCTTTTTGGTTAGGTAGCCCGGCGATGGTGCTTTCCATTCCCTGCAGGCGCGTGCGCAGCAGCTCCAGTTCCTCGCGCTTGACGTAGGTTTTGGCCAGCAGCAGCTGAATGACGTTCACCCCGGACATAAACAGCGCCCAGATGATGGCCCAGTTACCCTTAATGACCTCCCAGTCCATGCTTCCTCCTGTGCTCTCTGATGGCCTGGCAGGTAACGCAGGTCACTGCATCAGGAAGTGCCTGAAGCCGGGCTGCAGGAATTGGTTGTTCACAGTCGTTACAAAATCCGTAACTTTCCGGCAGCTCTTTAACGCGCCTTAAATGCTTGTTTAAGAGCCGCTCCCGCTCTTCCATTTCAAGGTCGCTGGCGCGATCAAACGCTTTAGTCATTTCGGCATCACCACCTTGTGTTTGCTGGATTTGCTGTAGCGGGCGAAGCCGTCCAGCGTCCTGAACCCCAGATACCCCAGCGCGGGCGTGGCCAGCATCAGGGCAATATCCCAGTCCGGCTCCGGCATCGTGAAGGGATGCCCGAACGCCCCGGCGGCGGCTCCGATTTGCTGCCCCAGCGACATCAGCATCACGTAGGCGATGCTGCTGTAAAGAGAGAGGCGGGCCATCAGTGGCCGGGTCTGGCGGACATATTCATCCGTGGCGTTGTCGCCGTTGCGAATGGTCTCCTGCTGCTCATGCTGCGCTGACTGCTGGTCCGCCAGCTGTGCCTTATCCCGCTCAAGCTGAAACTGCTGCAGCTGAACCTTCAGGCTCTCCAGCTGCACGAGCTGTTCCGGCGGAAGCTGGGCGAGCTTCTGCTCAAGAACGCGCTGCTGGTCGGCGGGGTTGATGGCGCTGTTGACGGTTTCGACGATGCTGGCGACGGAGTCTGCAGCCGTCGCCGTGTCCTTACCAAAGAGGCCACCGATGGTTCGGACCAGAGACGGGCCTGCTTTCAGCAGGGCTGATGCGATGGTTGACAACGTTATCGGGTCCATTTAAGCGGCTCCCTGTGAGAAACCCAGAGATAAACCAGCGCGCCGGAAAGCATGCCAGCGGGGCCGAGAAAGATGGCGGGCAGCGTGTTAGCGAATATCGGCGCAACTGCCAGCAGCAGTGCGCCGATTGCCCACACCACCCATGACACTAGCCCTGACCATCTCCCTGTCGTGGGACCCGGTTGTAACAGGCGATATGGCAGATTCCCCAGGCCGACGCTGATACTGATCAGTAACGTACCGGAGAACGCCAGCCACCAGACCGCAAACGCATGTCGGCCAGAGAACCAGCACAGCAAGAGCGACACCGTAACCAGGATGATAATCGTCCATCCTGAGCGGAGGGCCTGAAGCAGTGCCAGCTGCCACCCGGCAGTAAAAGCGTTAATCATTATGTTTTTCCTTATATCGCTGGCACTGCCAGACGATGTCTCTGATATCGACGGAGTCCCATCCCCGGCGGTAATAGCTGGCGTGGGTGCCGTCGTGGCCTGTGTAGTCAAGAGGAACCGGCGGCGGACCACCGGCAACGCGGTGAAGCACTTCCTGCCGGAGCCGGTCGCGCCGCCCCGCACGCATACTGCCGTCCCAGCCTTTGCCCATATCGTCAGCTCCGGGTTACGGAGACCTGGCCGCCGATAACCTCCTGACAGGCATTCGCCAGCTCATCAAGTCGGTTATACCAGCCGTTGAGATATTTACCCTGGGCCTGGTTGGCCTTGATAATGTCGGCGTAGTAGCGGGCGCGGCGCAGGAAGCAGCGGGTCAGAAGCCATTCAGGATCGGCACTGGTGACAGCTGTGATGGTTTTCGGGCCGACGATGCCATCGTCAGTGACGCTGACGGCAGCCTGAAGCAACTGAATCGCCTTTTTAACGCCGTGCTGAACAGCAGAATCGAAAACAAAAAGGGAGATGCCATCCGGCCAGCGAGGGCAATAAGAGGGATACCAGTAGTCGCGGTAATAAATTTGCCCGGCCTGCTCTTCGGTCAGGTCTTTAATTCGGGTATCGGGCTTACCGTCGCCATCGACGTCGGTCCTGCCATCGGCCAGGCCATCACGTTTATCGGAAATACCGTATTTGGTTTCACCACCATTATCGGTAGGATCGTTAACATAGCCGCCCTCTTTAGAAAGAACAAAATCAAGGGCGTGCTGAAAGGCGGGGGACAAAAGCTGCGTGGTCATTGGCACCTCAAGGAAAGTGATAACACTTTCCTCAATTTATGCCGGGCGAAAAAAAAGCCGGATTTACCGGCTTCATTGGATAACGCTCTTGTTTAGATAGTTTGCATACCGCAAGTAAAAGTAAGTACAGAATTAATTACACGCGCAGAAACATCGAATCGTCTTCCGCTAACATCGCCTGATGCATCTAATGCATTAGCACTACTCATCTCGGAGCCAAGAGCTTTTTGAAAAACGGAAAAAACAGCGTCATTAATATGGCTACTATCTTTGTTGAGGACAGCTCCTGCCAATTGGTTACACTGATTCAAAGCGAAGGCTGCTTCAATTTTTAGATTCTTACCTTCAGTCAAAACCATGACTCCGGCCTCATCCTTCCCTAAACTCCACACACTCTGAAATGCTGGGTATTCCTTGCGAAAGGAGTAAATTTGGACACCATCAATTATGTTACCTTTTCTCCATTCGCTTCTCTTCACAACATCATACTTATCGAACTGAGTGATAAGTACTTCGTTAGGAGTAGGTGCGGCATTTTTTGGAAAAAAATAGCTATACCCTCCACCCAATATAACTGCAAGTATTATTACGTTAGAGAATTTCATTTTTCAGTCCTTGCTAAATAAATCAGGTTGATACTTGCGCTGTTCAAGTCGCCGCATCCGTTTGATAGCTTTATACACCGTTTTGTAGGTCACCTGGTAGCGCTCAACCAGCTGCGGAATGTTGTTCCCCTGAAAATCACGCCAGATGCGCATATCTCTGACCAGTTGTTCCAGTACCTGGCCGCGCGGGAAGTAAACCTGCATCCCGCCGATTTTACTGCTGATTGCCGCTACCAGCTCAATCGAATGGCGCGGGTCATACCCAAGCCTCTCCAGCTCCTTACGCAGCAGGGCGTTGAGTTCTGCCAGCAGAGAGGGAAAGCGGGAGCTTTCCATCTCATCGTCAATGTGGTCAAGGATGCTGTCGTCCTGAACATCACCAAAGAGATCGTCGTTTATTTCCACGCTTTCGCCGCCTCTGAAAACGCCCAGCAGATGGTATCGTAATCGCGATACGCGTCACCGGAGCGTGGGTTTACAGGCAGGCGCAGATTGTGCGCATGCAGTGCCTTTTTCATCTCACGTATGTGCCACTGCTTCAGGCTCTCAAGCAGGTTATCTTCTGCCTCAGCCCGCAACCATTCAAGGGTTGCCACCCCGGCACCGCCGTTGCGTAAGCGGGTCTGCCGTTGCACGTACCGGTCCAGCGCGGCGTCACTGCCGTCCCTGATAAAGCCGTCGCTGAGCATTGCCCGCCAGACCGCCCGCACCTTCTTGCTAACCGCTGAGGGAGACGACATCCGGCGCCTGGCGCTGGAGCGCGGCTTGCTTTTAAAACCCTTTGCCTCCAGCGCTTTGATAACGCTCTGCAGCTCGACGATAGTCATGTCCCGACAGCTCGATTTACCCGTAACGACTGACCCCAGCAGCGTGCGATAGGTTTCGTCGTCAAGCGCCAGCTGGCTTCTGGCGATATGAATCAGCTGGATAGCATCAGTTCGCGTCATACCTTAGCCTCCTTCTGGCAACGGTCGGTGTACTGCTGCTCACGCATCATGCGCTGCGCGGCCTGCATCAGCAGGCTCACGGCCATTCTTGCGCGCGCCGCCGCAAAGCGGTTGCTGGTATTCGGATCGAGATAGAGCGTTTCTGCCAGGCTGAGCTGCTCTCCCGCCTCTTCAAGCAGTCCCTGAACGGATGGTCCGAAGGGATTCACCGGCTGCACATCAACACCGACAGTCTGTGCGAGTCGGGTCATTTTGCGGCTGACTTCGTGGTCAATCATCTGACCCATGCCGTTATGGCGAAGCTGGGCAATCATGATTTCGACATCAGCCGCTTCCTCAGCCAGCGCGCTGCTGTCCGTTTTATGATTGATAAAGCGCGAGCAGGCAGCAGACAGCTCGCTTGACTCTTCAGCCAAAACCAGCACCTGAGAATCAAATCCCCACTTAGTTAATGCCGCGTCGTAAATAGCGGTGTTTTTAGCGTTCATAATAAGTCCTTATTGAATTTCGGCGTGAGCGAACCCACGGCGCTACGCCGGAATTAAATTTAAATTAACTAACGAATAATCAGAGCTTGGCTAAATCCAGCGATATCTGCTGATATCCGCCATCTGCCTGACGCTCATAAAGACGCAGATACTGACTTGTGCCCGTCACCTGAATGGCATCAGCCACGGCATCCATTGCCTCATTCCATTTAATATCGTCAATGTTCAACTGCCGCAGCCCGAGCACCTGGTTAATATCAATTTTCCCCTGCTTGTTGACCCGGAAGGCATGATCGACGAGCGCCATGATTTTTTCATCGGCACCGCCTGACCATTCGCTGATGCAGGTGTCAATCAGCGTCTTCGCAGCCTGAATGCGCTCATCAAAAACGCGATGTTCACCGACAGCGCGAACCAGCTTGTAACGGCCATCAAAACTGACCAGAGTGACGTTGCCCTTGGTGCCGCCGTACTCCACGCCATACTCGGCGGCAGAGACGTCGATAAAGTCGGCCACCTCTGACATCGCCTGCAGCTTAAACTCGGCCATAGCCTGACGCTGCTTTTTAGCGGCTTCAATAATGCGTAGGACGACATCATCCCGCAGCTTATCTAACGGCTTAACCTGCGACTCTGGCACATAATGCCCCTGGGCATTAATACGGTATCCTGCCGGTATGGTATTTGCTGTAGTCATGCGACCCTCACTGAATTAACAACTTCTGAATAAACGATGCCCGAAACGGTGCGACGGCTTAATTCCATCTTCTCGGCAATAACGGGGATCGTCAGCCCTTCTTTATAAAGCTCACGGCATAGCCAGGCGTCATGCGCGTCAGCCGACTGCACCAGCATTGATATTCCCCACCGGTGCGCCTGCGCGCAAACTGACTGACGCGAGCGGTTAAGCCTGTCCGCAATTTCCTGCGTGCTCAGCTTACCTGCATGGTCACGGACGAACTGACGTTCAGCTTTCGTCCACTGACGGCGCGTGGGAGCACCTTGCGCGCCTGAGGGAATTACCAGCAGTGACACCCCCCAACGGGTCGCCTTGACGCGAACTGCACGGCATGAGCGGTTGAGCCTGGCGGCAATCTGCTGAGCGGTCAGCTTACCGGCGTTGTCGTGGACGAACTGACGATCTGCTGTAGTCCAGAAACGGGGCTTATTCATCATCCTCTCCTTTTTTCCAGATATTCTTTAGTGACAAGGTCAGTAAAGCGAATTAATGCAGAGCAGGCCTCATGCTGGTTATCAGCTTCGGGTACTCCAGGAACCAGTAATTGTTCATTCGTCCGCGAATGCCTGGCCCAAATATCAATTAACTCCCGGACGCGGCTTTCATCACCGGTAACAATAGGCAATGCGCCCTCGGGATAATTACGACCAAACTCAATCAGCCCCGACGCCCAGGCATAGGCCGTGATTTTTGCCGTCATAGCTACCTCCATATCACATGGCAACCGGCGATGGTGGCCATCCAGACAGAGCGCGTGCCGGTCGGGCAGCGTTCAATCAGGTGGCTGGCGCGATTTACCAGCTCTGATGGCGGGCAGGTAATCTCGAGGCACGGACGGCGCATCCACACACGCATGTCAGTGACGCGGCTACCGCGCGCCAGCAGCCACGCCTGCGCGGCGTTGGCCATCCCCAGATGGTCGGCAATACGTTCAGTAATCATGGTGTCATCCCCTCAGTAACGTTGAGACATCTACATCGAGATCCAGATCGCGCAGCGCCTTGCGGATATAGCCCTCGCTGACCTCATGCCCTGCGCCGTGGGCAGTCATTGCCGCCAGACGCAGGGAGTGGCTGAGGATGCGCAGCGCACCGGGTTTCTGCGCAATCTGCTGCAGCAAATCGCGTTCTTTCTCTCCGGTGATATGCCAGGCATCGGCAATCGCGGTCACGTCCGCTTTTTTGGTCTTATTGATAGCCACCCGCTTCGCGATACGGGAGAACAGGCGGGCGAACTCGACGGTGCGGTTTCCGCCGGTCATGTTGCTGTAGACGCGGTGATTGCCCATCAACACCAGCCCGACGCGCGTGGCCTCCTGCAGCAGGCGCAGTTCCTCCAGCGTTTCTGCCCCGAGGTGGTCAGCCTCGTCGATAATGACCAGCCCCTGCGTACCATCCAGGCGACGGCGCAGCGCGCGGGCCAGCGGTCCCTTGCGGCGCGGTGCATCGTTCATCCCCAGCTCATAGGCCAGTTCAGTCAGGCACTCAAGCACACTGGCGCAGGACGGAGTTACCGTTATCATCCAGACGTTATCGTTGTTGCGGCGGTATTCGCGCGCCGCTTCTGACTTACCGACGCCGGGGTTACCACATACCACGCCGATACATTCGGTCAGATGCGCGTAGCGAAACGCCGTCCAGATCTGCTTAACCGTGGGCGTCTCAATAAAGCGGGGAGGCTCCGGCAGTTCGGCGGCGGACTGCTGCTTATTGACCCAGCGAGTAAGCGCCTTTTCCACGCGGTCGTTATCACCGGCATACTTATTATTCATGAAGCTGGAGACCACGCCGGTTGAGAGACCGGTTTCGCGGGAAACCTGGGCAAAAGTCCAGCGGCCACCGTCAACGAGGTTGCGCAGAACCTCGCGAATATCAGAAATATTCACATCAGACATAATTCACTCCGTTTTTTTTGAATTACATTAAATCGCGTTTAAATAGCGTTTTTACGTTTATTTGATTCCAGAATATCCAGCGAGTTATTCAGATATTCATCCTCGCTGTATTCACCCTCCTCCAGCTCAGCCAGGGCCATCGGCGTAGCTCCGCGCTGCGGGCGATAGACATTCCCGCGCAGCAACTCCTGCTCTGCCGGGGCTGGCAGCGTCTGGACGTTCTCTGCCTCCGCCAGGCGGACCTTCTCCTCACCGCGTGCACGCATCCCCTTGATGCGCTGCTGGCGCTGGTGATACTCGGCCGTGACCGGGAATGCCTGCTGTTTATTACCGTCCCAGATAGCCTCACAAATAAAGGAACCATCCATGCGACGAATAACAACTTTGTTTGCATCGTGTATATCGTAATTAACGAGCACTTTATTACCGTGCTCGTTGTTGAGCTCGGCTGAGTAATACAGGTTATTGAACAGACGTACCTCGCAGCGGTTAACGGTACGCTCTATCTGCGGCATGAACATTTCGCGCAGCTCCAGCTCCGACAGCCACTCGATTTCGGTCTTCTCGGTTTCCAGCTTATAGCGGCGGAACTGTGCGGGAGTGAAGTGCTCGCCGTCGCTGCGCAGCGGCAGAGACTCGTGCGGGCGGTTGTTGTACCACTCCACCCCGGCCTCAATGTGCTGAATCAGCGATTCCCAGGACGGCAGATCGCGCAGAGTCGCCTGCTGCTTTGCCGTCAGCTCTTTGCCTTTATTCGCGGCGTTAGTTGCCGATGCCAGGCTTTTCGTCATCTTACGAACGGTGCTGCGGTCTGCGCCGGTGCCGTAGTAGGTGGCAAACTGGCGCGATATGCGCATGGCCAGAGAGCGGTTAAGGCGTTCGATGATGCCACGCCCCTGCGGATTCTCCGGAATACCCAGCCGGTGATCGATACCGAGGCGGGGAAGGATACCGGTTAACTCAGCATCAAAGGTATTGTTGGTCTCACCGCCGCCGTTATCCGAGTAGTACAGAAAAGGCTTGCCGTGGTTTTTAATACCGTGGCGCAGGGCGTCAGCGACCGCAATTACGCTTTCAGACAGCGCCAGGCTCCAGCCGACGATATAACGGCAGCTGCCGTCCAGAATAAATGTCACCTCCGGCGAGAACGGGTTGCCGTGGTCGGGGTGAGCCACCTTCATCTTCATGCCGTGGCCGTCACCAATCCAGACGTAATTAACCGGCAGGGACTCCCAGTCACGGCGGACAAAGCCCTCATACTGGCGGAACTCGCTGCCGGTGATTCGGCCTTTTTGCTTCACAACAACAGGCAGCTTGTTCATGGCGTAGCACACCTGGTCGTAAGAGGGGATCGCTGCGGCCATCATGGCGTCATCCTGGTAACGCTCAGCCCAGCCCACAGAAAAATCATCGTAGGCTTCCTGAATACCGCGCCCGTCCGGGCGGCGGTAAAAACTCAGGAACTCCGGCAACCACTTAATTTCCTCCGGCTTGACCACCTGCCGCTTGCCTGGGGCCAGCAGCAGAAGTCGCTCAGCGGCAGAACGCGTCTTATTAAAATCAGCAACCCAGCGCTTAAGCGATATTTCGCTCAGCGACCGCGATGCGCCTTTCTTGGCATTCGCCATTGAGACGGCATCCGCCAGGCGCTGGGGTAATTCACCAGTCTGCGCCTGACGCACGATTTCGCGGATAGCCTTCGCACGGCTATACCCAGGCAGTTCGCCGAGGCGAAGAACTTCGACAACGAGTGCCATACGTGCATCAGCAGTCTGACGCTGTACCGCCGTCAGGCAGTTCAGCTTCTGCTCCATCAGAGCCGGGCATTTGCGGTACACCGAGATTTTGCTTTCCTCGGAGCCTTTGACGCGTGGCGTAGCCGATGCGGTAACAGGAGCGACAGGCAGCTCTTTCGGTGAACCGTTCATCAGTTCTTTAATCTGATTAAGGCGGATAGCCTCTTGCGCCTCTAAAGGAAGACTGTCTAGTTTGTAAACGTACCCCCCGCCCATACCCCGGCGCTTTTGAGAGACCCAGCCCTCTTTTTTGGCTCGTTCACGTATATTTCTGGATGTCGTTGGTAACCCAGGTAAATGCATTTGAGCTAAGTCTTCAGCGCTAAAATGAGATTTCATGCTCATAAGTAAACTCCGTTTACACTAATTACTTGTGTACATGAGCAAAAGAGTGAGTAAAATCGCTGCCATATCGACTTGGCCAAATTTCTTCAGGTGGAATGCCTATCGCATCTGCGATTATTTTCTGCCCTTTAGGCCACTTACGATCGAGTGCGTTGTTTAAGGCTGTAGGGGTCTTGTACCCGTGGTGTACAGAAAGGCCGCGAAGAGACCAGCCACGTTTATGCAGTGCCGCAACAATGTCAGCACGATGCCAGTCTAGGGGTACTTGCTGATTTTTTTTATTCATGGCTTTTGCTCATTTATTGAAATCATGAACAAAGACTATTCGCAAACGCTAAAGAAATCAACTCGGATGAGGTGATTATTTAAAGCATCCGAGTTAATCATCTTTCTCTTTTGCGTGTAATTTTAATTTATCACATTAAAAACAATGACTTAAAAGTCAACTCGGATGAGGTGTTAATATGTCTTTAGAACGTCCCGAACATGAAAATAAACTCGGATGCGAAGGTTTTCACTCTCGTTTGCGTGCGTTGCTTAAGAAATTCAAAAGCAACAATGCCTTTGCAGTAGCCGCTGGTATTTCACCATCAGGACTGAATAGACTTTTGGAGGGCGGATATCCTACGCTTCCCATCCTCATAGCCTTGGCTAAAGCTGGGGGCGTATCTGTTGAGTGGCTTTCCACTGGGGGCGATTTGGTTGAATCTAAGCTACCAGCTTTAGTTCAAGGGGATGTAGTCGGCGCTACTGTAACTGATGTAAAAGGAAATAATGTAGATCTTGAGGAGTTTGTCTTTGTTCCTAGGTACAACGTATGCGCGTCTGCCGGTTATGGCTCATGGAATGATGACGAAACCCCCATGTTTACGGTTTCGTTTCGTCGCTTCTGGGTGACTAATCATCTCAAAGCAGATCCTGCCCAACTCTCAGTAATCAGTGTTTACGGTGATTCTATGGAAGGAGTTCTGAACGATAAAGATATAATACTTATAAATCATGCAGATAAAGAGCCAAGAGAGGGGATTTATGTTTTGCGTATTGACGGCCAGCTAATCGTTAAACGAGTTCAAAGATTACCTGGATCGCTTTTGCGAATCACTAGCACTAATCCAGCTTATGAGCCGTTCTCCATCAATCTCAATGATGTTCCTAGTGATTTTGATATTGTCGGAAAAGTAGTTTGGTATGGTAGGGTTGTCTAGCCCTACGTTCAAGTTTTGAACATTGTTTAAATCTGATTTTGGACGTTTGAATTCGGTTTCTGACTGGTATCAATAGATTTCAAGTTGTAGTCCTTTCATCAGATCCAGTATCAAATCGTCCAGACCATCGGATCCAGCATTCCCGCCTATTCCCACTTATTCCTGCTTATTCCCGGTAGTATCAAATGATTCCCTCCATAACAAAACGCCGGGCCCACGCCGATCACCACTTCATCGCTGCGCTCACCGGGTTTTGCCACCCCGCTTTCCACCAGATTAAGGGTGAAAACCGGGGCCTTTTTCTGTGTTGTTTCCATTGTGCTGCTCCCCGCTTATTCGATGCTGTCCGGCTGGATAACCGTGGCGATATTTTTGATCTCTTCCCAGCGCTGCGGGGAGATACGGTAACCGGTGCCCGGCCCCTGGTAGTCATTGATATCGTTCACCGCGCTCACCACTTCAAACTCACGATCCAGGATCGCGGAAGTTTGCAGATAGTCGCCGGTAACCCGCTGGCGCAGCATATTGAGGATATTGTTCGCCACATCGTCAAAGCCGTTCACGCTCAGCGCCCGGACAATATCCAGCCCGGTGATGTTGCGCTTCATCATCTCTTCAACGGCGCTCAGATCCTCAACCACATTGCGCGGCGGCATATCTTTGCTGCCGTGGGCATAGGTGGCGGCGGTGACCTCTTCGTCGGTCACCGGCGGGAGCCCCAGCTCGCGGAATACCGCCTGTACCGCCCGGGCGGCCTTGTTGCGAATGGCAATGGTCTCTTCTTCTGAAACCGGGCGCAGCCCGCCATCCACCATCAGATCCCGCTGCAGAATGTTGTAATCGTCGAAGTCTTCCGCATCGAAGTTGGAGCCGGCGAACATGTTGTCGTAGTTCGGCACCGCACTGTAGCCGGAGAAGATAAAATCCGTACCCGGCAGCATCTGCATCAGGGTGCGGGCGGTACGGCGAATATCGGAGTGGGAGAAAGTCTGGTCATTGGCGGAAGCCACTTCCAGATCGAGCATGGAGGCAATCAGGTTTTCAGCCAGCACCGCGCGGATCCCGGAAGGCACCGCCCCGGTCATCCCGATGCAGCTCACCGCCCCGTTTTGCAGCCCCTGTACCCCGGCCCCTTTGGTGATGAAAATACAGCGCGACTCCAGGTAGAGCATGGATTTGCTCTCTGCATACCCCATCAGCGCTTCGGATCCGGTGCCCGAGGTGTAGCGCATCTTCAGCCCGCGGGAAGCATATGCCGAGGCGAGAAACGCCTTCGACCAGGGGGTGTCGTCGCCATCGGTAAATACCGCTTCAGTACCGTACACGGAGACGGTCTCCGCATAGCTGGTAAAGCCGCGCATCCCCAGTTCAAGCTCGGTGGCCTCTTCCACGGAACACTGGGTCAGCACCCCGGGGCGGCCAGACTGTGAGCCAATCAGCAGCGCCAGGGCATTAAACGGCGCGTAGCGGGCGATCCCCACCGTCGTTTCCTGCTCGGAAAAGCCACGGATCCCGGCTTCGGCCGCATCGGCGGCAATCTGTACCGGGTTATCTTTAAGGTTGGTGACATGGCACTGGTTGGAGGGGGTACGCCGGGCGCGCATTTTCTGCAGCGCCATCATCATCTCCACCACGTTCATATGGGACATCACCTCCACAGCTTTGGCCGGGGTGATGGCGGTGGTCACTTTAATGATCTCGGCGCGGCTGACGTTAATATCCACCAGCATGCGCGCAATGGTCAGGGCATCCAGCCCCATGGCGTGTTCGGTTTCCTCGATATTAATCGCATAATCGGCAATAAACCGGTCTATCATGTCGAAGTCGGCCCGGGCTTTGCCGTCCAGCTCCACAATGCGGCCCTGCTCAACCTTCACCGAAGAGGGCGGATCCCAGGGGCTCCCCATGGCTATCAGCCCCTCTTCAGGCCATTCGCCTATCAGGCCATCCTGGTTTACCGGCCGCTTTTCGAGGACCTCGAATCGTTTTGATCGTCTCAT